AAAGAGTATCAGAAACCTTGACCGATATTGATCCCCGACTGCTGCAATAGAGCCTGAATGTTTTCCTGACCAGTACCCGTAGCAGGAACAGCACCACCTTGAGCAGCCTCCCACCAAGAGTAGTTCAGGGTAACAGGGAACTCCGCAATAGAGTCATTGTTCTCGTAAGAGAGATCAATTGCTCCAACTTCACTTGGATAGCATCCAATGAAATTGTATGTGCGAAGCGGCTCACCATCACGAAGCAACTGCGTAACAGACCATGTAGGCATGAACTGCATGAAGTTGTTTGAGGTAATGTTGCTGACATGAGAATTGAAGGTTGCACTCCAAAACTCAAATCCTGAGCGAAGGCTCATGTTTGCATCAGAAATAACTGTGATTGTCCAGTCTTGGAATGTGCGATCTCCTGGAAGTTTGATTCTGCGACCACGATACGGAACTTCAATAGTTCCAAGCGAGGACGCAGGAATCTGTGCAGCCTTGCACAAGAAAGAGATTGCGCGGTTGTTCTGGTAGCCAGGAATATTTCCCGTGACTAGGAACAGGTTGGTACGAACACCACCGCCAGCAAAGGCGTTTACGAATCCTGAAATATTGTTTGTTGGATCTACTGGCATTGATTACTCCTTGGTCTTATTATTTAGACCTTACGCTCCGACTTCGGTGAAACTAACGCCTGTCTTTGTTGCAATAAAATTAAGAGAGATGAAATTGACGCTGCGGGTTGGCTTTACAAATATATCAGCCACGAACTCGTTGCGATCAATTACTTCGCCTGTATTGTTGGTTTCGTCACACACCACCTTGAAGTCGGTGATGCCTCTACGCTGCTGAACAGTCTTGAGGAACGGAACAACAAGGTTCTTGAACTGAGAGCGAGTGAACGCATCGTTCTGCTCGAACAGGAAGAACTTTGAAGCCGTGGCAATTGCCTTCTCAAGAATAATGAACAGACGGCGCACATTGATGCGATCAAACGCACTTGGACGGGACTGAGCGGTTTTGTCACCGAACAGGATTACCCCTTCGCCTGGGAACGATACCACAGGGTTTACCTGACGGCTGTACAACTCGTCACGATGTGCTTCCGCAGATGGATTGTACGCCAACTTAACAACATTCTTCAGTTGACCGCGATTAAATCCTGCTGGCGAGAACCACGCTTCGTTGGTGAACTCGGTACGAGCAACCAATCCTGCAATGTCCGCGTTCAGAGGCATAATCCGAAGCACATTGTTGTAAGTGTCCAACTGGTACTTCCAACCGCTGTCAATGACTGCGTAGGATGAGTTAATGTTGAAGGTGCTGTCGCGGAAAGTCTTGAGGCTGTTCAAGGCTTCATACGGCAGTTTGTTTTCCACATCGCTTTGTGCTGGAGAAACGAATGCCATGCAGTCAAGACGCTTCTCGCAAACATTCTGCACAACTAGTTGAGCAAGAATGGCTGAAGCCCCACCCATTGGAAGCAGAGACACATCCACTTCATCCGCATTGGCAAACTTGCTCCATCCGTTTGCGTACAGTTCTGATACGGTTGGTACGGCAGAAACGGCTCCCGATAGATGGAAAGAGTTTACACTATCTGCCAATTGTGTTTGGTGTGCAAGCGAAGAACCCAGCGTAACCCAATTGGTCTTGGTGGCAGTAAATGCGGTGTTGGCTGCCACATCGCGTGATAGTGCCCAAACATACTTGGACTGCTCGTTTACTACTGTGCGGTAGTAATTGCTGCTACCGTCAAACTTCTTTGCGTCCTCTGCGCGAGACAAGCCTTCAAACTTCTCAAGCACAGTGTTTACTGTTCCTGTTAGTGTGCCGTCTCTATCAAGAACAATCACATTGATTTGGTCACCCGATCCACCTGCGTCAAAAGCATATGGAGTGATTGTAGAGGTGGAACCAATCATCTTTGCGTAAATGCTCTTGTGCGTGAATGTTGCGTCCTTTGCTTGAGCAGTGGGCAGTAGTGTTTGCAGTGTAAGCGTGATTCCTGTAGCCACAGCACCAGTAACACCAAAGAAGTCTCCAGCAGATGCAGTTTTTCCAAACACACCGCTTACCGTGACTGATGTTCCGTCTGCAAATGTGAGTTCGTCGCCCACACTAAATCCATAAGTACCACCTGCTGTTGCCTTAATGGTTAATGCACTGGCTCCCAATGAAGCACTAGAAGTAAGCCCTCCTGCGGTGGTTCCTGATCCAGTTGTAACAACAACTTTCACGCTGTTTCCAAGAACACCAGGATACTTCGAAGCAAACAAGACTCCTGCCTGAGCAGGAGCGGATAGAGAAAGACCTGCGCTTGCTCCAAATTGTGTTGAGTTGGCGATAAGCAAGGTGCCCGTGACAAAACCTGCTGTGTTGCCCTTACCAACTGAAGAGTTTCTGGCAGCAGATCCAAGCACACGAACCACCTGCATATTGTTTCCATACGACAGGAAGTTTGCTGCCGTAAAGAAGTCCACATAGTTGTCGTTCTGCGGCTTGCCGAAGATACTAACAAGTTCGCTTTGGTTTGTTACGGTAACGATTTCGTCCGCAGGACCAGTGTGGAAGTAGCCAGCGAAACCACCAGGAGTGGTTGCGACAGCAGGGACAACTGTGGTCAGGTCGATTTCTTTGATACTTACGCCAGGACTTACTCTAAATGCCATTTTGGGTTCTCCTTCGTGAAGAAGTCAATTCGTGGTGACTGCGCTTCTGATTGTATGTATTATTCTGAAGGATTCACAGGTGGATTAAAATGTCCACCCCATATCTAGGTTTTCGTTGGTTCCGCCGCGCCAAACTGTGCCGTGATTATCCACAATAGCAGCGGGAGCATCACCGTCATCCACAAAGCCAAAGGGGGTCATTTCTTCTTCTAAATTTTTAATTTGTTCTTCGTACAGGTCTTTTCGGATATCGCTGCCTGTAATGCTCTTGAAATAGGCTTGGGTGGTCAGCCACGAAAACAGCACAAGCGTCATTGCAAGGTCATCGTGGTGGTTGTCTTCTGCCTCAAACGAGTCTCCCTTTGCCACAAAGGTAGTGAGTTCGTCCACCGTATTAAAGTCTTCCACAATAAGTTTGGTGTCTTCAATCAAATTTTTCAAAATGGAGCAGCCAATACGCTTTACTGCTGTGGAGGTCTTTACCCCGTTAATGGACGATCCTTTTGCTCCAAAGCCACCATTCACCACCTGACCCTTGCGTCCCTGCATGGAAACATAAATGATATTGTCGTATTCCAATTCGTCATGAAGAATGTCGGCAACCTGTCCACCAATATCATTAATTTCTACAAGGGTGTACGCGTTGTTGTACTGCCGTGCAATAGGGTAAATGGCATTGGGGTACAACATGGGAGCCAACATATTATTTCGGAATGTGGCAACCACCCGATACGGAATGCACGACACATCCACCACAGAGAAGGCGTGGTAGTCTTGTCCCTGTCCCCGTGCCGTATCCACCACCATGATGTACTTGTGGTCGGGAATGGGACGCTGATATATTCGTAGCCCTTCGTTATTAATAAACTCAGGTGTACGGTACACCAAACACTTGAGTTTTTCAGGAGCCACAAGGGTGTGCATGGATCCCAAGAATTCGGTTTCAAACTCGGTGCGGAATTGCTCCACGCTTGTATTGGCAATGGTTTGCTTTTTCCACTCGTCATCTCGACCAGGAACATCTCGCCAATGCACATCAAGAGCAAAGTATTCGTTCTTGCCTTCTTCGCCTGGTTTCTTCGTTGCGTTCACCCATAGACGGTAGAACATATTCAACCCCTTGGGGGTGGACACAATAATTACCTTTGTGTCTTTACCGCTTGTAATTGTGGGGTACACCGAGGAAAAGAACTCCTCTGCCACATTCTGAGGAACATAGGCAAACTCGTCAAGCATGATGCAGTTATACGAACCACCACGAACAGCCGAAGACGATGTAGCCGCCGCCAATGCCTTGGAGCCGTTCTCTAGTACAATGGATCCCTTGTTCCACTCTACTACACCCTGCTGCAACCACATGGGCAGGTACTCGTAGGCTAGTTTCAGGCGACCAAGCAGTTCTCGTGCAGTACTGAGTTTATTTGCAAGAATAGCCACACTCATATTCTGATTAAACAGAATGTAGTGCAGCAGATACGAAACCATTGTTGTGGATTTTCCGCTCTGACGCGGACACTTCATAATAACAAAGCGATTCTTGTGAACCGATTCAATCATTTCCTCTTGGAAATCATACGGCTCGAATGGCACCAATCCCTTGTCAAGAGAAACAATCTTTACATAGTTGGCAATGAAATATAGAGGATCGTTTGCACACTTCATGTACTCTTCAATCTGCTCTGGCGAGAAGTTGATATTTACTCCCGCAGACTTCAGATTGGCATTACCAAGATACTTGTTGCTCTTACTGCTCATCGTTCTTGTCCTCTACTATAGACTCAAGCACATCAGGTCTATTGTCAAAAGCCTTGGTGGATGAACGAGCGGAATTAATAATGTCTTGCAGTTCTTTTGTTGATCCCACATAGATGGACTGATTAGTCGTGTTATTATTTGTAACCGACTGATCTATCTTGCGAATACTCTTCACCTTGTTGTGCAGATCCAAGAGTTCTTTGTTGGTGTCTGCTAGAGTCTTGATCATTAGCGCAACCACTTCATAGGCTCGTGGCTGATCGCCTTCTTGTGCCACAGCAATAACGCCATCAAGCGCGTTCTTGCCCATGTCAACAAGTTCCTTTAGATTTTCTCGTACCACCTCGTAGTCAGTCTTCAGGTCTTTTTCTAGTTTCTCGTCTGTGAGAGGAACAGGATCAACCTTTGCAAGAACTGCATGAGGCGGAACAATAAAAGATTTCACAGGCTCTGCTCCGAGAGCCTTCTCAATATTATCAAATCCACTCATATTGTACTCCTCAGATATTCCAATCAACCGTCAAGCCACCCGCAGCCATTGCCGCAGCGTATGTAGTTCCACCACCAGAAAGATTCTGATACACCTTGGCGTATGGGTCATAGTCGTTGGCATTAGAACTGGCTCCGCTTGGACCAGATATACCAACAAGCGCGTTTGCGTAATTAGGAGTATCAGTGGTGTTTCCTGGTGCGTATGAGATGCCACCAACAAAACTATCACTGAACATTTCACCATTCCATATACCAGCCTGAACAACGCGGATTTCCTTGTAATTCTTTTCTGCACCAAACAGATGGGTCTTCATGGTGAAATTCAGAGTAAACACAATGCTGCGCCGCGTTTCAAAATCACCCTCGTAGTCTTCTTCTGTTGATACAGAATTCAGATAGATTGGAACATCAATTTTTTTATTGATAGTATCAAAGTTTATAGTAACCACAAATTCGGGAGCAAAGAACGGAAGAATCTGTTCAATGATTCGCAGACCGTCTTCCATGTTTCGCACATACACATACAGCCCAAAGTCGATGTTGTACGGTACTTCTGCGTAGGTGTAGTCTACTCCACTAGGATTGCTTGTAGTGGGACGAACAAAATGCCGTGTCACGCTGTTGCGTTTACGGTTTCCATCGTACATATATCCTGTGATTTCAAAAGAAATACGAGGAAGCGTGATCTGATTGGGATTTTGTAGATTGGGATCACCTGCAAGTCGCACCTTGAACTTCTCTTTGCCAGCATAGGCAATAGGAACAAGCATGGTTTTTGTGCCACCGCTCTCTTCCTTGTCGATATAGATTTGGTTGAACAGAGAACCAAATGCAGCGACCATGCGGCGAATCGAGCCATTGTAGAAGTTGGTAAACAATTAATAATTTCCTTCACTGAAAGGATCAGCATCAGTATGGTCAAAGATATTGTCTCGCTTTGTTTCCAAATCCAACTGCTCGTTGTCCTGCTGTTCCTGATGTCCTGCACGAACTGTGGTTTCGTAAACACCAGAAATCGTATACGAGGCTCCGCTTACAACTCCAATCAGCAGATCACCAACTTCAAAAACACCTTCTCGACGATTCACTCGCATACTCTTAGCACCCTGAGCAGGATCAGTGAATATATTAACATTTCCGTATGCCTTCTTCGTTGCCAAAGCACCTGTATACACCTCTTCTCCCACAGCATAGGTTCCTGTGCCAGTACCAAAGGTAAGCCCTTGCAGATATGAAGAGGAAATCTCCATGATGTCATCCATTTCGGTTTCCCCTGTACTGATCTTCTCATTCGAATACTTGAATATTTCGCAACTCAACTTGAATGAATACCGATCACCGCCTGGATAGAACGGATTATCGTGCTTTACAAATTTGATTTCAAACATGGAGTACGGATAGTCAAAGAAGATGATATCGCCTTCTCGTGGACGACCAAGCCGCCGAATTTCATCATGGTATCCCATGACATCCATGAACCGCTTGCGTGACACAATAAAGGTGGCAGCATCTTTTACATCCAAACCAAATCGACTCATTTCAGCATCGCCATCAAATCCTTCGGCGTTTTCCAAGTACATCTCGATACGACTAGAATCCACAAACTCAGAAACTTCTTCTCCAAGGATAAGATCTTCCGTTACCTTTTCGCGTGGCAAATAGATCATCTCATGACCGTGGATTTTGATTGCCTCGGTCGTGAGTGATTCAAGTAGGCTTTGTTCGCCTTTCTTGTTCCTACGAAAATACGGATTGACTGTCATGGTTATCCTGTAATAAAGTCAGGTGGTTCCTGATACTTGAGGAGTGCATCGTCTTCGATTTTTGTAACTTCGTCCAGTGCTTCTTGATAGATACGCGCTCCATTAAATGTAATATTTCCTGGCAGCGGAATGCCATCATACTTAGAAAGATTGGCACCCCACTGCCGTTTAATAAGAGCAGTAGTGTATTTCTTTAGCATTGTATCACCGTAGATTTCACCGTATGTGTCGGGATCAAGTGATGTGTACGCTTCGATAAGCAAGTACTGTCCCGCAGCAAAATCCTGCCAGTTCATGTGAATGGTGAGTTTGTTGCCGTATCGGCTGAACTGCGTCTGCTTCTCAGGATCAAGCAACTGCTGCAACATCTCCACATACTGCATTGTGGACACAAAGAAGTTCATGTTGGATTGTCCTGTACGCAAACCGTAAAAGTCATTCAGTGCCATCTGATA